ATGATGAGACTTGTTATGTTTGGCATTAAACTGTTACATTCTGATGATTTTATAAAATCGGCGTCATCGTTTGGTTGTTTTCTTGCCATCATGGACAAACAAACCAACAAAAACCATGTGTACAATCTTAGCACTCAGGTACAAAGATTTGAGCTCATTGACATCGATCAGGTGGCAAATTTGGCAAATTCGGTTCAAAATGGTGCCATCAGTGCCACTGTTGGCACGCTGCTTGTTAGGGCGGGCGTTTTGCCTGCACTGGTTGCCCTGTCTATTGGTGCTGGGCTACCCAATCGTACCAAAGACGCTTATGTTTGTCATATTGAGTTTGACAATGGCAAATCTGCCATTTTACAATTAAGCAAGCACAAATATCAGCAGTTTTTAAAACACATCGCTTAACGACCCAATCACGACCAAAACCCACCCAATGCGGTGGGTTTTTTTTACTTAAAGGATGACAACATGGCACTGGCAATTAACATTGTGCTTGGAGCAAATACGGTTCATTTTAGCCGTAACATCCAAAAAGCCACCCAAAACGCCAAAAAATACCTACAAGGCTTTGCCTTACTTGCCTACATGCAAGCGGCGGATAAAGACAAATCGGTGCAGGATTTTCTCATCATTGACCCAAACCCCATGACGGACGAACAAAAAAGCCTTTACTAAGCGCTTTGTAAATGAGATTAAGCAGTCTCTAAGTCGTGGGCGAACAGACGCTTAGGAAATTTTTACCAAAAGCAGTAAGTTTAATAATGCCTTTTTGTATCTCAATCTTGGATTCCAAACCTTTCATCACCTGATCAAGTTTTTCAGATCGCTCATCTTTGTTTAGAATCTTGCCTTCGAATTCAATTTTCAAGTCGGGATTTTGAAGTATGGAGATATCTAGGTTTAGAGCCTCGTGCTCCTTGTTTAACGCTGAAGTCATTTCTTGATAGGGTGCTGAATGATAAAAAGACTCGTATTCTGAATCATCTGTCAAATAATCATTGTATGTTATATCGATTAATTTAAGGCGTGATAGATTATCAATCGATGGCGCTATCAGATCCTGATCTGATACTTCAGGATTGCCCAAAAATACATGCTGATAAAGCATATGATAGCTGTTACTTTCTTGCCTGATAATATTCGCAATTGGCGATATATTCTTGGCACTATCTTGGTTTAAGTATTTTAAATTTTTAGCATCTAACGGGCTGAGTGATTTGATAATCTCTACAAACGCATGATGCATCTGCCCATCTTTTCTCTCATCCATGGCTGACACAATCAAATTGGCAAACATTTCGCGAATGTTCTCTTCGTTCATATGAAATCGGCTGGCTTCCAACGCTGGGCCGATAATTGCCACATTGGGGTCTTTGAGTGCATTTGCTGGTATTTTTTCAATACCGGTCTGAATGTTGTTCTGCATGGCTTGTATATTCATTGCTTGTTGAGCCTTAATGCTTTCAACTTTATAATGCCACTTGTGACCATATACCACAAACCAAATATCTTGCAAGGTTTGCAAAGGTCCATTTAGCAAACCAACTGATGCAGCGCCACTCACAGCACCTGTGATAGCTGGTATTAAATGAAAGGTTTCTGCTGTCACGGCTATTACTCCTAAATTTTCTTCAATATGCGTTTGGTGATCTTAAATTCATTACCACCGCTCAAGACGGCTGACACTCCACACCCAGCCAATCACTTCAAACTCACCATCGCTGATCTGCTGCTTGGTGGCGACCTGCTCAGGAAATTCAGCGGCATTATCGCTGACGATACGCACGCCACCATCAGGCAGTCGGTACAGACGCTTACATAAGCACAGCTCCCCAAAGCGAATCGCAAAAATCCGCCCATCTTTGACTTCTTTTCGTCCTTTATCGATATAGATGGTGTCGCCATCTTGTACATAGGGCGTCATACTGTCATCGCACGCAGTGACAGCATAGGCATTGATGGGCATCACACCTAGATTGCTCAAGGTGCGTCTGCCCATGCGCAGCTTACGACCCTCAAGCGGTGCATCACCATTGACTGCACCATGCCCACAAGCAAAGGCAATGTCTTTATAAAAAGGGATCTCAGCTTCATCATCATCCAGTGGGGTGCTATCGTCCCATTCAGTGATAGGGGTGAGTTTATCATTATTTTTTGTCATCTCACCTTCGCCGTAATCAAGCCAAGTTATAGGTACACCAAGACATTGCGTAAGCAGTTTCATTTTGTCGTTTCTTGGCTTGGCTTGACCTTTGGAATAACGGCGTATCATTTTAGGAAATTGATCAGCCTTGGCTCGCTCACTTGGCATCACGCCTTGGGCATTGAGTAAATGAGATAAAAACAATCCGCCAAGGGGTAGATGCTTAGCTATTGAGCAAGCGACAGGCGGTAAGGTAAAAGCGGAAGACTTGCGTCCTGATATTAATTGGGAATATGTCAGAGAACAACAAAAAAACCCCTAGTTATCGCTAGGGGCGGTATCCATTTTCGGATTAACTTAAGGAAAGTTAAATGAACGAATTTATTATACCAAACTCTAATTCTGTGAGCAATGATTTTAATTATTCAAGAACAGATTTAGACGCCCAAGAGCAACAAATCGCTGAATTTATCAAAAAAGGTGGCAAAGTCATCAATCTTGACAATTCCGAACAGCCAAAGAAAAAATCAGCAAAAAAGCGTGATTTTAACAACCAAAGGATAAATAGCAAAATGCACCTTGTTTTGTGCTATCTAAAAAGGTCAGGTAAGCGTATGACTGGCTTACAAATTCAAGAAAAATTCGGCATATCGGCAACAACTTTAGGTAGTCAAACAAGGCTACTGAACGCACAAGCAAGCAAACAGTACAATCAAAACAGCAACCCAAGCAGAAAATGAAACATCAGCACAGCACAGCCAAGCATCTTTATGTGTTGCCAATATTAACGAAGGCTTTTTATCACTATTAAACTGGTGCAATAGATACACAGGGGCAAAGCATCCACCGAAATTTGTTATTAGACAGCAATTTAGCCAACATGCGGTTGATATTGGCTTATTAACACAGCTATCAGGTTTAATTGACGCAGGCAAGCTGCCTAAATCTGTACTGTATGATAAAGCCCGTGAGTTTAATTTAATCAGTGGCGAGCTTAGCAATGATGAAATAGATGGCTTAATTGAACAACCGAGCATGACTTATGAAGCATTTAATCAATTTAGAAAGGTTCAAGGTTCATCTGGCAAATAAGTTTAAAACCACACTTAATGAAATTAATGAGTTTTTACAATTGGTGGTATTTCGTCATGAAATTAGTGAGCTTAACTATAAAGAATTTGAGTTATTAATTGGCGAGAGTAAGCAGAAGCTCTTGGGCTTTTTGGCAGGTTACGCCTTGGAGTTAACCCAAGATTGGCAAGAGCTATACGATTACAGCTATACGCTTGAAACCAAAATGATTGATGATGATAAGCCAGATACGCTAAACATGAATGAGCCACAATTTGACGCAGACAGCCCCATCAAGCTATCTGCTCAGGTTGGTGTAACGCTTAATCAGATTTTGGCTAAGTTTGGTGATGAACAAAGCACAAAGATAAGTAATGCCATCAGCTATGCTTATGCCAATGGCTTACCAAACCAAGAGCTTGTTAGGATTATCCGAGGTACACGCAAAAACCGCTACCAAGATGGGATTTTACAAATCACAACACGCCATGCCAAGACCATTGCTCATACAGGCACAGCCATTGTTGCAAATCAAGCCAAACAGCAATTTATTCATGATAACAAAGACATCATCAAAGGCATTAAAGTCATTGCAACCTTGGATTTACGCACCAGTAGCATTTGTAGGGGTTTAGATGGGGTGTTTATGCCTTTGGACAAAGCACGATATCCGCCCTATCATTTTAATTGCCGTTCAAGTTTTGAGATTGTCTATGATGGCTATCAAACGCCCAAACAGCGAGCGAGCATGGATGGGGTTGTTAAAAATCAAACTTATTATGAATGGCTAAAAAATCAGCCTGCCCAATATCAAGATGAAGTGTTGGGTAAAACCCGAGCGAAGTTATTTCGTGATGGTGGCATGACAGTAGAGCGGTTTAGGGCGTTACAGCTTGATAAGCATTTCACCCCCTTAACGCTTGAACAAATGAGAGCATTAGAACCCAAAGCCTTTGATAAGGCATTTGCTGCTGTGGTAAAATTAGACAATACCAAAGATAGAGTACTTGCTGTGAAAAGAACCGATTGGGGGGATTTGCCCAATGTGATGATTGCCCACGCCAAAGACACTATCACAACACACAAACATTATCAAAAAGCCAAATCTGGGGAATTAAGCTCAGCATTATTTTTGGTTGATGAATATTTAACAGATGATTTTGTACTAAAATTACACCATACAATTAAAGGTTATGATAATGTACGTATTGTGCCTGTTCATGCCGAAGAACAGCTAGGGCGAAACAAAATCCCCATGGCTTATGCCTTAGCTTTATCAGAAATGCTTGGTGTGGATATGGATTTGGGTATTGTACAAGCTAAGCGTGCTTATCGCACATCATCTGATGGCGTGGGTAGACTCTTAAAACGTGTCAGTTTTGATGGTGTTGTATTAAGTGGCCATCATTATATGATTGTTGATGATGTGATTACCCAAGGTGGCACATTGGCGGATTTGCGTGGCTTTATTGAGAGCAAGGGTGGCAAAGTAATTTTAGCCAGCACCTTGAATGGTAAACCCAATTCTGCTAAACTGCCTATTACCAAAGCCACGCTTGGGCAGCTTCGCAAACAAGCAGGCAAAGAAATTGAACAATGGTGGCAGGAGCAATTTGGCTATGATTTCTCACAATTTACCGAATCAGAAGCAAGATACCTTGCAAAACAAATTCATAGATATGGCATTGACGCCATCAGAGATATACTCTTTGCGTCAAGACCTTAAAGATGCTTATAAGCAAGGCAAAGGCTTTTTTAAGGAGCGTGCTAGGCGGCTGCAGAGCACTTATACAAGCCAAGATAAAATCCTTGCACCAAAGCAAAGTTGATGTTTATCATCAGATGATGAAAATGCCTTTGTAGTTTATTTATTCACACACAGCACCCAGTAGGGTGCTTTTTTATCATCCGCTGTTTGTAACAGCAAAATCAAGGTAGTAACCAATGAGCGAAAAACCAACCACAGTTTTAAGCGATGACACGCAAAACCAAATCACCCAAGAGCAGTACAACAAGCTACAAGCAGAAGTTGAACGATTGCGTAAACACAGCGAGACCCTTTTGGCTGAAAAAAAGCAACAAAGCGAACAGCGAAAGGCTGAGCAGGCTGAAAAAGAGCGACTTGCCGAAGAGACTGCACGCAAAAAGGGGGATTTTGAGACGCTAGAAAAGCAGTATCAAGCCAAAATTCAAGAGTTAAACGAGCAAATCGCTAAGCGTGATAAAGAGCGTGATGAGAATTTGGTCAAATCACACGCCCAAAAGCTATCAAGTCAGTTAAGCGATAACCCTGCCAACCAAGAGATTTTACAAATACTCATTGAAAAGCGTTTGTCTGCCAAAGATGGTCAGCTAAGCGTGTTAGATGACAGTGGTGCTGTATCTATCATGACCCTTGACGATTTGGCAAAACAAATGCAAAACTGTGGTAAATACGACAGCTTAATCATTGGCACAAAATCCTGTGGTACAGGTTCAAACGGTCAATCAGCTAAGCGAGCAGGTGATTACAGTGAACAAGAGCGATTAGCACTTGCCAACTCAAACCCTGCTTTATTTAATCAATTATTTTTGGAGTAATCATGGCAAAATTAAGAGAGATTTTTAATAAAAATGTTACCTTGTCTTATCAGGTTAAAGACAACTTACAGCGGTCAAAGTTTTGGCAATCAGGGGCATTTGTCTCAGATGCACGCTTACGCCCCCTGCTAAACAGCGGTTCATTAACCTTTGATGTGCCTTTTATCCACCCCATTGATGGCAACTTAGAAGCGAACTATTCCAACACCATCATGACAGATATTGCGATGCCACGCTCAATCGAAGGCAGTAAATCAAAAGGGCGTTTGGCACTGTTAAATGAGGGCTTTATTGAAAGCCGTCTTGAAAGCTATTTGCTCGGTCAATCACCGCTAAAACTCATGGCACAGATGATTGATGACTATTGGCTGACACAAGCTGAAAACCGTGCCATTGCTACCTTGTTTGGTCTTTTAAATTATGACCAATCTAATGGTAAGAAGTTATCTACTGACATATCAAAGGCAACTGCTGATGATTCATCAGGCTTTGATGTTCATGCGTTTATTGATGCTGAGGGCACGATGGATGAAATGTATCAGGGCAAAGGTTTGATGGTTGTGCATCCTTTGATTGCAACCAAGATGAGAAAACAGCGACTACTTGAGAGAGTAACCACCGCTGATGATTTAAAGCCGATTGAAACTTATAACGGTCGCAGGCTTATCCAGTCAAAGCGTGCCACGGTCATAGGCACAGGCAAAAACGCCAAATATGTCTCTTATTTGTTAGGGGCTGGGGCATTTGCTGCTGATATGGTTGCAGGGCATGATGATTTGGAGCTTGAACGCACAGCGAACACAGGCAACGGCTCAGGTCATACCACGCTATGGACACGCCGTAACATGCTTATCCACCCCCAAGGGTTTAGCTTCATCGGTGAGCCTAGTACGCTAACAGGTGGCACAAAAAATGAAGCGCTGTCAGCGAGTTGGACAGACTTAACCACAGCGGCAAACTGGCGATTGGACGCTGATGCTGATGCTACCCCCATTCGCTTTTTAATCACCAACCTATAAGGAGAAATTCATGTCATTACCAAAAGATAAGGTTAAGCCTGCTTTTAATTTTACCTATCCATCAGAGCGAGCGTATTTTGATGAAAGCAAAAGCACACTGGCTAACGCACAGGTAACAGACCCTGCCAAAAGTGGGGCAGACTACGGCATCAAAGACCCACAGGTCACCGAAGCACTGACAGGTACAAAGAGCGAGACCGCTAAGGTTGAATAACAGCCAAACAGCACGAACAAAAGCCCCATCTGTTTTAGGTGGGGTTTTTAGGATGAAACAATGATAACACTTGATGATTTAACAGACATTGATAAGGCTGATGAACAAACCGTGGTTATTGTCAATGCGTGGCTAAATAAGCATAAGTTAATACCATTTAAAACCATACCAGAGCCGATAAAGCAGGCAGGCAGATACATTGCCAAAGCGTGGCTTGATGGGGATTTGTTTGCCACACGCACCGAAGGACAGGTCATCTCAAAGTCATCAAAGGCAGGTGATGTGTCTGTTTCAAAAACCTATGCAGATGGACAGATGGGGCAGGCTATGAGCCAAAACGAGCAAATCGCTTTAGCGCTTATTGAGCCGTATTTACAACAGCCTTTGGGAATGTTTGGCTTGCCTTTGGTTAGGGTGTGAAATGGGGTTAAAAGCTGAAATTAGTACTGAAATTACCCAAGCCTTTGATACTGATTTAAAAGATGCTGTCAAAGACTTCACAGGCAGGCGTGTCATCTTATCTGATGATGATTGGGCGGTTAATGATACCCAAGTACTATCTACCATCAATTACAGCGGTAGGGGCGTTTTTACAGGCTTTTACGCCCATGAGATTGATAACAAGACCATCATGCAAAGCGATGTTAAGCTGATTTGCTTACAAGATGAGCTGACAGAGATACCACAGATTGATGATGAGATTAACGAGATGAAAATCATCAGTATCAGTCATGATCCTGCTGAGGTGAGCTTTACAATTCAGCTAAGGGGCTTTTAATGGGCATTAAATGGAATAAAAAGCTTAGCATTGAACCCATTGCTGATAAGATTGACGCCACTTATCGCAAATTTGCCATTGACTGCTATAACAATGTCATCGCCCTAAGTCCTGTGCGTAAAGGGCGTTACAAAAATGCCCATCATATCAGCATTGGCAGTCCTAGCTATGCCGAGACAGGCGGTGGCATTGAACTTGTCTTAGGTCTGCCAAAACACACCTACCCACTCATCTACATTCAAAACAACCTGCCCTATGCGTTGCGACTTGAACACGGCTGGTCGCAGCAAGCCCCAACAGGCGTTTATGGCAATGCCTTTAACAGTGCATTAAGCAAACTATCATAAAAGCAAAATCCCTAGTATTTGCCGTACTAGGGATTTTTATTTAAACCTATGCAGGTAGGAATAAATACAAGTGAATTTTAACATAAATATGAATTTGGATAAAGTGATGAATGCATTTAGCCAAAATAAAACTTTACGAGTTTGGAGCTACATCATCGCAGTATTGGTCGTCATTGGACTGTTCTTCATCTTTGGTGGTGAGCTATTCAAGGGCATTGCTGACATTATACGAGCAACACAGGGGCGCTGATGAACACAGCACAGATAGAGCAAACACTGCTTGCTCATATTCAAAAATGGGAACACTTTAACACAGTGGTTTTAGCGCGAGAAAATCGCAATTTTAAGCCACCAAAGTCGCTCTGGGGGCGAGTAACAATCCTAGGCGGCGTAAATACAATATGCAGTGTCAGCGATGAGCCATGTATTTTACAGCAGGGAACATTAGTCATACAGCTATTTGCGCCTGAAAATGTGGGCACAGCTGAGATTAAACACAAAGCCGATAGCTTAGCCAATCATTTAAAAGCGAAGCAATTTGGCAAGCTTGAAACACTTGCGCCTAGCGTGATCAATGTCGGCTTTAACGAATTTTATCAAATCAATGTCAGCGTGCCTTGGAGATACTATTGATGGCGAAAACTGTACAAAAAGACGCAGGGCAGCTTTACGCAAAGATTATCGCGCTTGAGCGTTTGCTTGATAGCCCTAAGCCTAGCCACATACAGCGTGGCGAGTGGGTATTAATGAAAGATCAGCTTTACTAAATGCGTAACTATTACGCGATTTTAAAACGGAGAATTGACTATGTCTAGCGGTGCATTTGTAACAACATCAATCGCAAAACAAACAGATAAAACCCTGCCTCAAACAGGCTGGAAAACCTTGCCTAATATCACAAACGGCTTAACAGTCTCTGCTGAAATGACAAGCAGTGAAATGTTATCAGGTGGTCGTATCGGTAAAGCAGGCATGGTAACGTCAGCGTCAGTACAAGGCGATATTGAAGCTGAGCTGATGTTCGGTGCTTATGATGAACTGATCGCAGCGGCGTTCTGGAGCGAATGGTCATCAGGTAGTACGCCTAACACTTTAAGCGTCGGATCAACAAAGACTCAATTTGCTGTGGCTAAAGACTTTACAGATATTAACGTCAATCACGTATTTACAGGTTGTGTGGTCTCAAGCTTTGGGCTGAGTGTGGATACATCAAGCCTAATTAAACTAAAATTTGGTATGACAGGTCTAGGCTATCAAGAAAGTAAAACGGAATCATTTGCCAAAACACCGACCGCCCAAGCAGATACCGCTAAGGCAAGCGGTTTGTCTATTGGCGAGATTAAAGTTAATGGCACAAAACTTGATGTGTGTGTTGAAAGCTTTAGTTTTGAGCTTGATAACCAAACAGAAGTACAAAAGTGCTTGGGCGATAATATCTATGGTGGTAATATCTTAGCCATGCTTACCAACATTACAGGCTCTATGACGATTGCTTATAGCCAAAAAGCCCATGAGATGATTAGTAACCAAATGACAGGGGCAACGCTAAGCCTTGAGTTACCGATTAAGTTTGGTAATAGTAAGTATGTGATTAAAATCCCCAAATTTCAGGTATCAGGCGAAATCCCAAGCCCATCAGGCACAGATTTGGTTACCGTGGATTTGTCTTACACGGTGGTTGATGAAAGCCCAGTGATTGAGAAACATACCGCCTAATCAGTGATAAAACAAAAGCCTAGCTACTGCAAATAGCTAGGCTTTTTTATTAACCCCTTTTGGCAGATAAAAGGAATTAACTTGTGGAATATATTACCATAATTGTGGATTTTATGAAATATTTAATTGAAAAACACGGCTTATTTGTCATTTGGCTGATGGTGGCAAGTCTGATTACGCTTTATAAGCTGGATATGATTTTAACCGCCGTTCATTTGTTTTTTAATTAAGATGGGCAATATTATCCATACGATTCGATAAACTTTAAGGAAAAAAATAACATGGCATTTGATTTAACACTCTTAAAAAAAGACGCTAAGATGAGTGCTAAGCGTGAGATTGAATTTGATGGGCTTGAATTGACGCTTGAAATTCAAGCAAGCGAAGCGTTTAAACGAGCCGCCGCTGAGGTACAAAAGATAGCAAACACGCCCAAAAAGGTAACCAAAGACAGTTTAAAGCGTGGCAACCAAGATGAAATTGGCGAGTACGAAGCCATGCTATTTATCTTAGGTGAGTACTGTATCAGTCAATGGAATGTTACCGCTGATGGTGAGCCATTAGCCATCAATGGCGATAACTTTTTAATTCTGCTTGACCAAGGTTTTGAAAAAGACAAATTAACACAGTTTATTACCTTGCTATTTGAAACTTATGCCAGCCTTAGCCAAGAATTTGAAGACAATAAGGCAAAACTGGTAAAAAAGTCCATGACTGCTACCAATGGGAAAAAATCAGGGTAACACTTACCCCAAACCGTATTGAGAGCTATCAGCGGTTGGGGATTGATTTACCCACGCCGATAGACAGCGATGTGTATGTTGACAATGTCTTTATGATTTTTGCCCTAGCAAACCGAGCAAGGCGATATACCCAAGGCATAGCCCTACCGTTGTCTGTGCGTGATGTTTGTGATGTTTGTGAGCATTATCAAAGCTTATTGCCCAGGGCGTGGCTGTTTGAGCTTATTTTTATGCTTGATGATTTATGGCTTGATGAGTATAACAAAAGCTCTAAGAAAACTTAGGGCTTTATTTCAAAAAAATATCTTAACAAACAAGAAAAAATGTTGTAAAGTTATAACTCCGATTAACTAGGGAGTTATTGAATGAAAAAGCTTTTTAAATTTATTTTGATTGCGGTCATTGCCCTGATTGGTCTTGGCATCATCATTGGTATGCTGTCAGGCGGCGATAATAATAACCAATCAGCGTCAAACAACACAGCGGAACCAGCAGCACCTGCTGAGCCGCCGATGATGGTTTCAGCCACTGAGATCGCCAGTGATTATGATGACAATGAAGTAGCAGCAGATCAAAAATACAAAGGCAAAATGCTAGAAGTATCAGGCAATGTTGCAAGAATTGACAGCGGTGTCGGCGATAAGGCGATCGTGCAATTAGTGGGTAAAAATGAATTCCAAACTGTAAGCGCACAAGGCAATAATGATTTTACTCAATACGCAACAACACTTAAAAAAGGACAAGATATTGTCTTGGTGTGTAAAGGTGACGGTGAAGTCATTGGCTCGCCACAACTGAAAAACTGCCAACCAAAATAATGCACAAACCCAGTCTTTACAGATTGGGTTTTTTATTGTATAGTATGTTCACGGTCTCAAAAGCCGTAAAGCAACGGAAATCACCCCGTCAGCGTGATATTTTTATGCGCGTCTCTTAAGTTAATCTGACAACCTAAGATGTGCATGAATTTGCATACCTTATTTGATAAGTTATGACCGACGGTGCGACGAATACAAGACCCGAAAGGGGAATAAGTCCGCCTGATTTTCTGCAGGTTTTGAGCCGTTGGTCGCCCATGTGGGCTTTAACTAACCTATCAAAAAGGTACAGAAAAATGCAAACTCAAATCTCAATCTTTAATTTTGAATCTACCAAACAAGTTCGCACTGCTATCCGTGATGGCGGTGATATTTGGTTTTGTCTGCCTGATGTGGCTAATATTTTAGCAATAAGTAACGCAAACCCTAGCCGTTTCAATCTATCAGAAGCTGGTGTACATAAAATGTATATCAGCTATGAAAGTGGCAAAAAGCAAGTTACTTTTATCAATGAGCCAAATTTATATCGTGTGATTTTTCGCTCAAATAAAGCCGAAGCGGTGAAGTTTCAAAATTGGGTATTTGATGAAGTCTTGCCTGCTATCCGCAAGACAGGGCAATATCGCCATACGATCAGCGTCGAACAACAAGCTCAAATCAGCCAAGCGGTCGCTCGCCGCTGCCAGTCAAATCGTCGGCATTATCAGACGATTTATAGCGCGCTACATCAAAAATTTAACATTCCACGATATAGCGAGCTTTTGGCAAGTGATTTTGATACCGCCATGTCATTTATCCGCAATTATGGCTTTAACAATAACGGTGATAACAATGGCTATGAACAGCTATACATTGCACTGACAGATAGTGTAACTAATATCCGAAAATATCTTAAGCTGATCAAAAGCTTAAAAGGATTGCCATTTATGGATGAGAATGTCGCACAAAAAATGTACCATGACGGGCAAGATACCATCTTAAGAATTGCCAAAATTGCTCAAGCTTTGGATTTGCAAAATACGCAGGGCAGACCAATGTTTGAGCCAGGTCGCTTAAATTATTATGGTGGCGCTACCTTGATTTATCGTTAAGAATTAAACAAGTTTTAAAACCCTGCTCATCAGATGGTGAGTGGGGCATTGGTGTTTGTTATTGATAAGTAAAACAAATTGTTCAAACCATATCATGCTTGCTATAATATAATTTCAGCGATACTTTTAGTATTGTTATCATCAAGGAGATGGGTGTATGCAAGATAATGCTAAAAAATCAGATGCAACTCACCACTCTGCTCAACTTTTGCGTGATATGTTTAGTTGCCTAAACCAAGCAATGAGCAGGGAAACCGAGAAATTTCACCAAGAGCAAAAAAAGGTAAAAGAGGAGATTAACCGTGGCGCAAGAATTACCAACCACAGAATCTCTCTTTGATTTTTTATATCTTGACAGCATTAAAATTCGCTCGTTTTATGCGCAGCTGACAGGGTTTGGCTCGTTGGCTAGCATTAAGGCAAATAACGCACTTAATAGCAGCTTAGCGAGCGAGGGTGCTTTAGGCGTAAATGCTATGGCAAAGATTGACGCTAAGGTGAACTATGCTACAGGTGAAAATCAATCTAGCGAAAAGACTTATGATGCGACACCAACATTACCTAGGGAAATGATTGATAAGCTAGACGAGTTAGGATTTATCAGTCGAGAACTTGGTGAGAATTCAGCAGGTAATTTGGTGTTATTAAACGGTGTGCTAAGCATTACAGATATAGAAACACTGCAAAATCTACTTGAGCCAACAATGCACTTTGCAACCGAAGAAGAATGCAAGCAATTGTATGGTGATAGAAAAAGGCAGGCGGTAAAGAAAAAGCTTGAGGAAAACAAGCCAGTGGTTCAATTAATTAAGGCTATTCCATATGCACTTGAAGCTAGACTAAAAGTCGGTGAAGACATGGTATGGATGACCTTAAATCGTGGAGAAATGGTCGGCAATCCACACGATATCAACCTAAAGCATGGTAAGGTGTTGTTTGGGGAATATTATGTTTTGGGAGTGTTAGACGCCATCCCAAATGATGATATGAATATAGATATGACAACTGGTAGCTTTGGTGATGTAATCTTGGAATTGTCTCAGTCGCTCAAAGAAACAATGGGTAGGAATACAAGCAGTTATGGCATCACTCCGATTGCTATCTTTAGAGTAATCCGCACCAATCAACAAGCTAAATAGCACTATATAACTTAAAAAACCAACCGTCCTTTATGGGCGGTTTTTTATTGGGTGAATTTATGTTAAATACATACCGCTTAGACATACAGGTAAATGCCGATAGTGCTAATACCGCATTGGGAAATCTAAAAGAGCATTTTGATAAGATTGAACAATCAAGCGGTAAGGCAAGCGTTGGTATTGATGGCTTTTCAGACAAAGCGGATAAGGCGTCAAAATCCAGTAAAAAAGCTGGTGATGAAGCTAAAAAAGCAGGTGATGGGGCTAAAAAGTTTGGTGATGATGCCAAAAAAGCAGGTAATGATATTGATGACTTAAAGCATAAAGCAGATGGCTTAAAAACAGCGTTTGGCACATTAAAAGGCGTGATGTTTACCGCCCTTGCTGTTGCTGGCGTTGGTGGTATCATTGCCACCGCCGATGACATGCAAACCCTTACAAGCCAAATTAAAATTGCCACCACAAGCACCAAAGATTATGCCCATGCAATGAGTGAGATAGAACGCATTGCGATGGGTAATATGGTCAGCCTTGACTCTGTTGGGCAATTGTACGCATCAAATGAGCGGTCATTAAAACAACTTGGCAAAAGCCAAGATGAAGTGATTAAGTTTACCGAAAATATCACAACAGCAATGCGTGTCAGTGGTGGTAGTGCAGAAAGCCAAGCGGCCGCATTAACTCAGCTTGGGCAAGCCATGGCGTCAGGGGTGTTGCGTGGTGATGAGTTTAACTCAATTGCCGAGCAAGCTCCTGTTATTATGGAGCTGATGGCAGACAGCCTAGGGGTAACAACAGGCAAACTGCGAGATATGGCAAAAGAAGGTAAGCTTACCTCAAAGGTTGTTTATGATGCCCTTGCTGGTGCGTCTGCAAGTGATAAGCTTGCTGAAAAATCCAAAAAAATGTCTACAACCATCAGCGGTGCAATGCAAAACATTCAAACGCAGTGGCGTCTTGGTGTTGATGCCATCATGAATGGTGAGGGCGGTTTATCCAGCGTGCTTGCTGATGGTATTAATAGCATTGCGTTGGGGGCGTCATCATTTGTTGATAGCTTGCCTGCGATTAATCAAGCCATCACTGATACCATTGCCAAAGCCAAAGAAATGGGTACGGCATTTTTAGAGTCTGATTTTGGGCAATCTGCGATACAAACTGCCAAAGATGCCTTTGAACAATTAAAATCAGCCATGCAAGGTGTGGTTGATATTGCAGGCGATGTAAAAGCATTCTTTGAGAAAAACCCTGAGCTTGCAATTGCACTGGCGAGCGGTGTTGGGGCGGTTGCTGGGGCGTTTTTATTATTTAAAGGTGTGCTGATTGTATGGGCAGGGGTGGCAACGCTGGCAACAGTGGCGGGGGGTGCATTGGCGGCGGTGATGGCAGTACTAACCAGTCCGATTACGCTTGTGATTGCAGCTTTTGCTGCACTGGTGGCGGCAGGTGTGTATGTATACCGTAATTGGGACACAATTAAACAAAAGGCAAATCACGCATGGCAGAGCATTAAAGAGACTTGGCAGGGCGTTGGCGAATGGTTTGGCGAGCTTTGGGATAAAGTCAAACAGACCTTTTTTAATTGGTTATCACAAATGCCAAAACCAGTACAAGATATGGTGGCTAATATTGGTGAAATATTTAGCACAATTGTGGATGTGGCAGGGGCGGTTTGGGATAGCATTGCCAATATTGCTAAAAGTGTGTGGCATGCGATAACAGAATTTGTCTCTTACGCCATTGATAAAATAAAGCCTATCATCAAATCTGTTTTAGAGTTTTTTAAAAACGCATGGGACGGCTTGGTCGGTATTGCTAAAACCGTTTGGCAGGCGGTTGTCAGTGTTGTTAGCCATGTTTTTGATAAAATATCTGGCATTATCAGTACACAATTTGAAGCCATGAAAGCGATTTTTATGGCAGGTGTTACCATCTTTGCCAGTATTTTTAATGCAGGCTTTGAGATGGTTAAAAATATATTTAGCACCGCTTTTAAAGTGATAACAGCCGTATTAACTGGCGATATGCAGGGCGTAAAAGACGCCATCAAAGATGGTTTTCAAAAAGCCGTTGATATCTTTAAAAAATTGGTTGGTAACATTGTAGATGCCTTAAAAAAACTTGGCAAAGATTTACTACAAGTTGGGCGTGATGCCATGCAGGGCTTTATTAATGGTATCAGCGAGAAAATAGGTGCAGCGGTTAGCAAAGCCAAACAGATGGCAAGTAGCGTAAAAAATGCCATCACAGGCTTTTTTGACATTCATTCGCCATCTCGTGTGATGAAACAAGTTGGTGGCTGGATATCAGAGGGCTTGGCAATTGGTATCGCCTATAAAGCACCGATAGCAGCCAAAGAAGCCAAAAACCTTGCTAAAAGCGTAAAAAACGACCTTGAAAGCGAACTACAAAAAACCGCAGAAGAGATATTTTTAACCAAACAGCACATTAAAGGCAACCCATACGCCCAGCTAACCAAAGACATTGCCTTTGGTAAATACGGCAAACAAGACACCAGCCGATTACAAAAGTTGGCACAAGAGCAAATCTTACAAAGCAATATTTTAACGCTCACCCAACAGCTGCATGAAGCCCAGCAAAATCTCGCCAATGTGGGGTTGACTAGCATTGAAATCATGCAAAGACAATATGATGAAACCGACAAATCTGTGCGAGCGTCTTTGGATTTGTTTGAGCAAGTCAAGAAAACAAGTCAAGAGCTAATTGATGCAACCAATCGCCATGAGGCGACCCAAGCGTTTGAAAGCACGCTAAAAGACATTGCAAAACAGATGGCAATTATGGGTAGTCAAGATCCATTGGCTGAGTTTTTATATGACTTACAAAACGCTGAGAAATATGCTTATTATACCACTGAGCAGTTGGCAACTCTTAAAGATGAGATGATTAAGCTACAAGCCGCCAAAGACGCCAAACAAGCAAGCGATGGCATTGAGGAAAGTCTAAAAGATATTAACAAACAGCTGGCATTGCTAGGCAGTAATCACCCCTTAGATGACTTTTTTATGAGCTTGAACAGACAGACAAATACGCCCATGCGACCACTGATGAAATCAATGAGCTAATAGACGCCATCTTTAAGCTACAAGACGCCAAAGATAAGCTAAATGCCAAACAGGCATTTGATACGCTAATGAAAGATACAGCACTGGCAAATGAAACGCCAGCTCAAAGGCTACAGCGTGAATATGATGAAAAAATGGCGGTCATTGATAAGTATGAGCAAATGCACAGCGATAAGCTTGGGGACGCCACAAGCCTAAGACAGCAAATCACCGAGCGATATGAGCAAGCCGAAAAAGATGCTAAAGTCAAAAACTATCAAGAGCATTTAACAGCATTTGCAGGGTTTTTAAAAAACACAGCAGGTGAGCAGTCCAAAGCCTACCGTGTCATGTTCGCTGCGTCAAAAGCCTATGCGTTGGCGGATGTGGGCGTTAAAATGGGTAAGGCGGTTGCTGATGCTTGGGCAGACCCATCAGCGGTGACAATTTGGCAAAAACTTGCCAATGTCGCCAAAGTGTCTTTGGAACAGGGGCATGTGTTAAGCATGATTAACGCCATTAGCCCCAAAGGGTTTGCCACAGGGGGCTACACAGGCAACATGGGGATAAATCAGGTGGCAGGGGTAGTACATGGTCAAGAATATGTACTAAATGCTAAAGCTACAAAGCGTATCGGCGTTGGCAATCTTGAACGGCTAAACCGTGGTGATGGCATTGGTGGTCATGTCAATCATATTAATGTCCATGTAACCGTAAACTCTGACGGTAGTAATGTCCAAGCCGATACCCAAATGGGTAAAACCATGGGCGAAGCCATGGCAAAAATCGCTCGGCAAGTCGTGATACAAGAGAGCAAACAAAACGGACATCTTGACAGGCTATACCGCAGATAAGCAAAAACCCAACTGGTGCAAACAGTTGGGTTTTTTATTACCCCTTTAACCCATACTTAAAAGGATAACTTATGGGTGATTTTATCACATTTTTAACCTATATTGAAAGTGAGAGATTAACAATGGCAAAATTCATTATTTTAATGATAACCCTAGTTATACTCATGCTGATTTATAAAGCCCCAGACATTTATCGGATTTATAAAGAATTTGAGAGAAAAGACAATGAAAACTTTTAATTGGGACATATCGGCAGACAGCAGTGAGAGTATCAGCCATAATACAACCATAACCGCCTTTGGTGATGGCTACGAGCAGGCGGTAAGTTTTGGCATTAACAACAGCCGTAAATCATGGCAGTGTAGCAGGACTGATAAAAAAGCGGTGATTGATGAGATTTACCGCTTTTTAATTGACACAAAAGGCGTTGAGCCTTTTAACTTTAAGCCTTTAACCGATGAACCAAGTATCAAAGTCCGCCTAGATGGTGAGATATCACGCCAAAAGACGGGGGGCGATGTTTGGCAAATTGGGTTTACTTTAAAGCAGGTTTTTTAACCCAAACCGCCCATCTGATGAGCGGTTTTTTAACTCGCCGACATTAATGTTGGCGACATACCCACAGCCCTTGTAAATCAAGGGCTTTTTTAGGAGCAAAAAAAATGAGTGAACCAACTCTAACCGAACTATCACGCACCGAAGCGACGGTATTACAGAGCTTTATCGCACAGGTGGACTTTTGGAAAAACCAACACGGCGATAAAGCTGCCACCATTGAAGTTATCTACTACCCTGAGGATGACGGCTTTGAAGTGAGTAACAATGAGCCGAATAATGGTGTGCTAAAACGCAATCGCACCACAGCGTTTCGTGCTGACCTTTTAGCGTGGGCGTCCAATCAACTGCGTCAGCTACAAGGCTGGGACAACAGCCAAACAGTCACCGAGTTTAGCTTGTCTTATAAAAATGACCGTTATGGGGTGCGTGCTGCCCTTGCTAGTGAAACCACCGACAAGGCAGATGATGGGGCTGAGCAAACACAGTAAGCAAGTTAAGTAAATTAGCTTAAGATTTGTGTTAGTAATCTGCCAAACTGGTAAGTTTAACTTACTGGTTAAACTGGGAAGTAATAGCCTAAGTGCTTAGCGTTATGCAGGCACTTGGGCGGATTAATTAATCAAATGAGATTGCCATGAGTTTTAACACAGACATACAACAAACCACTGTACAAGGCTTTATTACCTTGTACGAATTAGACGCACGAAAATTGGGCGGTGAGATTTACCGTTTTCATGGGCATAACGATGGGGTGATTAGATGGCAGGGGCAGGGTTTTCATCCCATCGCCATCAAGGCAGACGGCCTTGAAATGCGTTCAGATGGCAGAGCAAGCACGCCTAAGCTTAGCATTGGCGATAAGATTAATGGCATACAAGGGGCGGTATCAGCCCTTTGCCGATTGTATGATGATTTTGCAAGGGCTAAGCTTACTGTAACGCATACCCTGCAGGCGTATCTTGACAGCCATGATGCCCAAAATTACCGCCAGCAAGAATGGTACATAGAACAAAAGGTGAGCGAAAACCCAAGCCTTGGCATTGTAGAGTTTGAGCTATCAAACCCTGTGGACTTTGAAGGGCAAAAAATCCCTGTGCGTCAAATCACCACTTACTGTAATGAAGCAGTCTGTGGTCGTTATCGTGGCGAAGTGTGTGGTTATACAGGTACAGCACGATTTACCCATGATGGCAAGCCAACCGATGACCCTACTTTGGACAGATGTAGCGGTTTATTAGCCCACTGTAAGTTAAGGGACAATGAAGGCAGTTTTTGTGGTTTTCCTGCCGCTGGTTTGATTTAGTCAAGCGTTTTGGCATACTCAACCAAAGCGGTTTTGATTGCCATTGCCTTAGAGCAATCCTTATGAGCCATAATCTGATTTAAGGCATCTAAAACATGAGGCTCAGTATGGCTAATGACAAGTCCGATGCGTGCCAGTGACTTATCAAAATAGTTAGCGGTTGCTTTTTTGCGTGCTTGCGGGCTTGCTTTATCTGCCATAAAAAATCCTTGATTTTTATAAAAATGGTGCTATGATAATGGGTAAGGAGTGGCTAGGCGTTTCCACCTAACCTGCCTTAGTAGCTGCAACTACCTTAGGCTTTTACTGTTAGTAAGCTGGATAGCTTAGCAACAGCAGGGCAATGATGATTGTGATTCTTAGCATTGCCTTTCCTCCTTATGTTACCGCTAGGCTTGTCCTAGCCCAATCAACACCCCTTGTGTTGATGAAATGTATTGTATTACAATATACAAATAAAGTCAATTAATTTCTGCGTTTTTTCGCAAAATTATTTGGCTTTTTTATTTTATAAGCCTTTGAATTATAAACAAATATTCAGCCGTCCAAGTACAACTTGGGCGGTTTTTTATTGGATAAACCATGCGACTAACTAAAAACCTACAACAACAAATCATAACCCATGCTCAGGATGTATATCCTAACGAGTGCTGTGGTGTGATTATTGATGGTCAATACCACCCTTGTACCAATATCGCCCCAAATCCTACCGAGCATTTTGAGATAGACCCCATTGACATGTTTGAGATGGGGGAAAAGGGTCAAATACAAGCGATTGTCCATAGCCACCCAAATGGCAATGCCGAGCCGTCCGAAGTGGATAGGGTGCAGATGGGCATACATGGGATAGATTGGGTGATTTGTGCTTTTGGTTACCACGCAGGCGGTGAGCAGTACTTTGATGTCAAATGCCATAAACCCAAAGCGTATCAAGCCCCATTATTAGGGCGTGAGTATTATCATGGCGTACAAGATTGCTATAGTCTAGTACAAGACTATTACAGCCGTGAGCTTGACATCACACTGCCAAGCTTTGCACGATCTGATGACTGGTGGGAAAACCCAAACCATGAACCACTTTATGAAAATAACTTCACCAAAGCAGGCTTTATTAAGGTGCAAGACAAAAACGACTTACAAAAGCACGATGTGATTTTATGCCGTGTTGGGCGTACCCATCATGTCAATCATGCCTTAATTTGGCTTGGCGATGATGGAGCATTGACAAGCGAGAAAACCCCTGATTGTGTGGGTAATGCCCTAATTTTGCACCACCCCCATGGCGGTCTTAGCGTGCGTGAGATTTATGGGGATAGTTGGCAAAGACGCACGGCGATGGTGGTGCGTCATCAAGCATCAAACCAAACCAACTTGTAACTGCTTACCCAATTTGGCAAAAGCATTGGCAAGGGTGTCAATTTTGGTGGTGTGCGATAAATCCACAAGGCGGGTTAGACTTTGTGGCACAATGCCCATTCTTTTGGCAAGCTCAGCTTGGCTGACATTTTGGGCAATCATTTCGTTAAGCAGTAACACCTTTACCCATACAGACGGTGGCAA